TACTCAGCATGCTGGCAAAAGCACTATACAGATTCGGGAAAATTACAATTTTCGACATTGAATTCCCATCCCAACAATACATGTTGGCCATCTTAGTTCCCTTAGAGGTCTTAAACACCCTGTAGTCGAAACAGTACATCAGAGACTTTTCGTCACTAAACACACCCAGCCCATGACTATACAAATACTTATTGTAATGTTCTTTACCTTTATTCATTAACAATATGAAGTTATGCAAGTCTGTATCTTGATATTCAAAGGCATCACAATGCATGTGTATGCCTTTGTCACCAACTAATGCATAAACATAATCTCTACTGGATATTTCACAGTCCCTGTCCGCAAACAATGTTAGAGATCCTGTCTCATCCTCTAACTCGACTCTCATATTCCCAGGCCATTTCTTAGCAGCACGCACAACCCCTCTAACGATATGAAGCTCAGGATCTTTAACATCAAAATCTGCACAGTTCTCAACGAAATCCGTAAAAGCATCATTAAACGTCTGCCTTACCGGTAACCCAAGGATCGGAAGATAATACTTCTCATGCTCATACTCAGATACATGATGCACCGAAGCGAACGCCCCGACCTTATCTAGATTCTCTACAATGGTTTTATTCACAGCGCTCTTACGACACTTGCCGGTAAATTCCTCATAAGAAGAGAATGGGCGTTTATTCTTTATTTCCTCAATTGCCTTTTTGCCACAAGAAGCTACATTTGACAGGCCAAACCTAATCCCATACCCCTCTACGTAATCAGCGGTATCAATAGTAAAGTAATCATCAGATGTGTTTATGTCTGGGGGCATTACCTCAATGCCCATTCTTTTTGCTTCAAGAATATAAGCAGTTATCTTCTCTTTATTATTCTCATTAGATAGCATGCTCCACATGTACTCCAAAGGATAATAATACTTCAACCACATTGTTTGATAAGTAAGCATAGAATATGCAACAGCATGTGATTTATTAAACATATACAAAGAAGACAACTCAAAGTCATTCCATACCTTCTGCGACACACTTTTGCTAAGTTTCCCATTATTCAAGAACTTTTCTTTGAACTTATCAAACTCTCTAATATCACGTTTCTTTCCGATAATCTTACGAAGAGTATCTGCCTCAGACCATGAAAAGCCAGCAATCTCAACAGCAACTGCCATCAATTGCTCCTGAAACACCACTGTTCCGTATGTATCTTTGAGAATAGGTTCAACTGAATCATGAATATACTTCGGCTTAGCCGTTCCCTTCTTGCAAGCGATATACTCCTTACCCTGCGACAATAGGGCACCGGGCCTTACCAATGCATTACTAACAACGAGATCATTGAAATCAGAAATACCCATACGCTCAATAAGATTTGTATATGCCCCAGCCTCTGCCTGGAACACACCAGAAGTATTACCTGAATCGATTGCTTTATATATTTCAGGATCGTCCAGCTTCAGGGAATCCTCTTTAATGTCCACCCCGTGCAGTTCTTTAACTTTTTTAAGACAGTCAGATATGACAGAAACAGTCTTCAAACCTAAAATGTCAATCTTGATCAAGCCAATATCTTCAGCGTCAGTCATCTCAAAGGCGGACACAAGCGATCTGTCGCTTCCCCCGACCTCTTTGCGTGTCTCCACCGGACAGACCTCGCTGAGGGGCACAGAGGACACGACCATGCCCGCTGCGTGGATACCAGTATTACGTATGCGCCCCTCCAACTTCTCAGCAGTTTTAATGATGTCAGGATATTTCTGACAAAACAGTTTGCCCTTATCGTTGCTCTTCAACTCACCAAGAGTTTCAAATAATGGCGTAATACCATTAACATCTGCATACGGCAAAGCAAACACTCTGGACACATCTTTAATGACCGACTTTGCCTTGAACTCGCCATATGTTGAAATGGCAGCAACATTGTCGTATCCCCATCTTTCAACAAGATAGTCTTTAACCTCTTTACGTCTTTTATCCTCAAAATCCAAATCAATATCTGGATAATCGTTTCGTTCAGGATTTATGAAGCGAGCAAACAATAGGTCATACTTCAGGGGGTCTACAATTGTAATATCAAGAACATAAGCCAGCAAGGAACCTCCAACGGACCCTCGCCCAGTACCCCGACCTATACCGTTAGTGTCAGCCCACTTGATTAAGTCCCAAATGATTAAAAAATAATCAGAGAAATTCAATTCACTAATTATGCTTAACTCTTCCATCAGCCTTGCAAAATAATCTGGATTCTCGTCCAGACCCTTTTCGCCTAAAGTAAACATGGCTATCTCTTCTAAGTATTCATCAGAGTTAAGACTCTTCATATACTTAGGCAATAACGACTGCCTCGTCTGAACCTCTGCCGAACACTTTTCGGCTACCTCAACAGTGTTGGAAATAATTGAACTTTCCCCATAGCCGGCTTTATTGAACCATTCAGATATTTCTTCTGCATCAGCGACATACGGAGTTATGTCGTCAAATCTTAAAAATCTATTTGGATACATGACATTCAATTTGTCAGTAACCGACATGGATGGCATAGTTGCACAACTATGTTCTGTCGCATGCCTCAGAACCTCTGCATTGAATCCTGGGTATTGCGCAGCTGTCAGCAGAACCTCTTCACATCCTGCATCCTCTTTAGTAGGATAATGGCAGTCAGCGGTACCAACAACCTTTCGACCATACGCCTGCGCCAAATCAATAATACCATCATTGATCTCTTTAGGGTTCCAAGGCTGTATCTCAAAATAAAAATCGTCTTTGAATATTTCTATAAACTTTTCGGACAGTTTCGCTGCTCGACTTTCGTCACCGTTCTCTATTGCCTTGGCTATAGCACTACCACGACACCCCGACAATGCAACAACATCATCATCTACCAATGACGACAGTAGAGGGAAATCAATTCTGGGTTTATAATAAAAATTATCAGCCCAGGCTGTTTCAGTTGCTTTAAATAACTTTGACAAACCCTCATTGTTTTTAGCAAGCAATATTAAATGGAATCTCTCCGCCTTCGCATCCATATCATCATTATTCACATCTGGAACAAAGTACGCCTCTATACCAAATATAGGCTTAACCCCATACTTCTTACAAGCGCTTTGAAACTTAAGAACCCCGCCCATTGTTCCGTGATCAGTGATTGCTGCTGCAGTCTGACCATTCTTAGAACTAATACGAGCGATATCCTCTGGCGTAGACATTCCATCCAGAAGGCTGTACTCAGAATGACAATGCAAATGTACGAAATCATTCATTACTTCTGCCACACTTTCAATAGATGCCTCAACTCGACAGGAGAGATAATTACTGTCCTAACGCCTCCTTCACTGAGTAGATCAACAGCGTCCTCATGATGATACTTCGTCATCGCCCTTACTTCTTTGATTCCAGCATTAATGATCGTTCTGGCACAGAACACACACGGCGTCGTTGTAAGATACATCGTAGAATTTTTGGTTTTAGAGCCATTATGTGCAGCATGTAGTATTGCATTCAATTCAGCATGCACCGCCCTACACTTACGAAAGTCACGACCAGGCTCTCTGGTTAGACAGGAGATAGCGCAATGCTCAGTTCCTTTTGGAGAACCGTTATAGCCAGTAGACAAAATACCCATAGTTTCTGAGTCAACAATCACAGCACCAACAGCTCTAGACGGGCACGTTGACCTCTGGGAAACCACCTGTGCTATATTGAAGAAATACGAATCCCAGTCCGGTCGATTATCTGGATCATGCTTTGGTGGCTTCACTGTGGCCACGCAAACTCATAAAGATCAGATAAGTCATCAATCCTTATCATAGTCTCATCTTCCAAGTTATACTCCTGAGACATCAGTATCCCCATCCCAACTTCGTTTATTTCATTAACCACATCTGAACTGTCATCTACAAACACGTCCATTCCAAGTTTTTTATACAACTCGACCTTCTTTCCATTAGTTGCAAAGTGAACATCAGAATACATAAATCCCCACTCTTCCAACCATCTTCCAGTAACCAGTATAGCAGACTCTTTGGCCCTAGAAGTCACAAAATGAACCTCATGCCCTTTGCCGAACAAATCATTGACGACATGCCACGCAGTCCTTATTGGTTTCATATTCAACCAAAATGGACGCCCCTCAAGAACCGACTCATACTCATCCGGTAGATCATCATAGTACAGCACCAGTTCCCGATCACTTACATCAAGTTCTAAATCGTCAGCAAGACCTCTTGCGCCAGCAAGAAAATCACACACAACACCATCTATATCTAATCCATAGTTCATGTTAAATGCCACAGGGAGAGAGGCGACTGCCCCTCTCCCCTAGCAAACCTACTTTCTACCAGTCACTGGCAGGAGCGCTTGCACGCTCGCCAGTGGTCAGATAAGTCTCCTGCTCACTATAAGGAAGAGACATGTACATACCATTCAGATCATGCAACGCCAAGGCAGTAACTGCCTCAGGCTCGTCAGCAATCTCCAACGGGATAAGAGTATAGTTAGTGTCCGAAGCACCAGATCCAGTACGTGCATACTTGTAATACCGATCCGTAATGGTTCCAAACTCCTTAGCATACTCAATCAATGTAAGCCCAATGTGCCTCTGGTTGAATGTCGTATCCACAACCCTAGGCTCCCAATTTCCAGGCTCAACCTCAACTGCAACATTAATCAAAAGATGCGGACGAGGCTTCCACCTGCCATTAGACGTAGCCTGCTCAGTACCCCAGCAGCGATATCCATGCTGCTCGCTCTGAGCAGTAGAAGCAACCTTCCATTTCCAATTGATTACCGACGTAACAACATTGGTTGTCATAGCCGTTCCAGCCTCAGAATCAAAATTGGTAGAATCCTCAGTCAGTTCCTGACGGAACCTGATCTTGAAAGACTCGCCATCCTTAAGACTGAAATACTTCTTAGCGCCACCACTAGTCGATGATGCACCAATCTGTTTTTCCATTTCCTGTAACGATGTAAATGTTTTCACTTTTTCTCCTTGTTATTTTATAGTTTAATTTTACTGTTACTAACAGCGTCTGAAATCTCAGAAGCTGTCATGTCACCGGGATCGCCACGCCCATCGGGACACTCTGCCCAACGCACACGCCGTCCACGGCATGACACCATTATATCATGTCCCATCGCCTGACCCGCCTCGTCAGCGTCAGGAAATGCAATAATTTCATCAAAATACTTTCTGATCAGACCGTACTGATGCTCAGAAATCTTAGAGCCTAATGTAGCGATCACATTGGGAAAGCCAGCCTGATGTATCTTAACCGCATCTAGACTACCTTCCGTCACTATTACAGAATCGTATTTCTTAGCATTGCAGAGATTGAACAATACCTTCGCACGTTTAAACCCATTAGTATACAGATATCGAGGCTCCTGGTCTTTGCCAATCGCCCTGCCTATCATACCAACCAATTTATAACTCTCATCTCTGACCGGAATAACAACTCTTCTTTTTTTGTCTGAGAAGCACACTTCAAAATACTTCAGCGTGTCCACATCAAACCCTCTATCTGTCAAAGAAGACAACTTATGACTATCCTTTTCGTAGTCTATAGCAAGCCCATCTATTGACAATTCAATATCTTCATCGATATCTACTTTCTTGTTGAGCTTTATTTTCAAGAGATCAGGATTGATAACCTTGCTCTCTATGACATCTTCATTGAGTAGTCTTCTATGGAGTTGTCTGTAATTTCCTTTTGCCCCGCAAGATGGATTAAAACATTGCCACAATCCAGTTTTAGTATTAACATAGCAAGACGCACTATCCGTATTTCTATGAAACGGACAATAAATTGCAATCTCTTCAATGCCCTGGGCTTGAACATTAACGTTGGCCCTGTCAAGCAGCTTTTGGATATCTTCTAACATGCTTGAAACATCAACTTAAAGGTATACAAATCCTCCCCGTGTATATATTCCAACATCAGTTTAGATTCAACCTCGCGGCCATCATAGAATTCCTGACTGATCATATCCCCAATCCAAGGCTTAAGTCTGTTCAGAGTATTAGGATTCTCAACCACCCCACTAACCATCGGGTTATCACCTTCAAACTCCAAAAATTCACTAATACGATGATAGTCACTCATGCTAGATCCCATTCTTCCTTCCAATCCCCTGTATCCAAATTCCAACGAAGATAGAAGCCGAAATGAGTTGCCCGTCTAACCTTTCTGCTTACAATCTGGAATACCTCAGAATTGTATTCTCTATGTATTGCCAACACTAAGTCTGCATCATAAGCCAACTGCTTAGACCAGGCAACCTCTTCCAATTCTGGTGGACGTTCCGAATGCCCATCTGCCATAGTGACAGCAGCGACATCTATAATAGGCACAGAATTCTTTACAGCCATCCTCTTGAATGCCTTAGAAAGATTCTTAGCCTTCTCAGTCTCATTCCTAGCGCCACTAGCGTCGTCGAACAAACCATGATAATCAAGAATAACCATATCAGGCTTATATTGATCGATCTTAGCCTGAACCATATGCTGATCAGCCGTATCCATTCCCTCTGTAGTTACAACATGAATCGGATGCTTGCCAGCATACGTTTCCTTTGCCCAAGCTTTATAATTATCAACAATGCCTGGGTTTGCAGTTACCAAATCCGTATTAGAGAAATGACCTTCACCATTATTTAGCAACGTATCAATACGCTGAGATTCCTGCTGTTTGTTCATCTCTAATGAAATGACCAGAGGGGTATAACCAGCACGCCAAGCATTTACGGCAAACAACCGGGCAACAAAAGATTTGCCAACCCCAGTCCAACCAAGCAGAACAACGAAGTCCCCGGGCTGCCAGCCTCCAAAAATCTTGTCCATTATTGAAATACCACTAGGCACTCCAATAATATCCCTATTCTTTTCCTTTGAACGCTTGAGAAGATCTTCAAACCTATCTTCCCATTCTTCAACAAGATTGGAGTCTTTCAATGAAGAGCTAACCTTAATGAGTTCACTAGCCCTAGACATTAGATACCCAATTGCCTCTTTAGGTCCAGCATCTTCAACTAAGTCATTGCTTCTTGACAAAGCAGTTCTAACCTGTTGTGATAATGACTCTTTATGAGCAACATCAATATAATATTGCAGCGGTTCTGTTACGTGATATACCTCGAAGTCTGGAAAATGGTGCTTGATAGTTTCCGAAGACGGAACTTTCTTATGTGACTCATAATGGTCCGCAATAAAGGACCAAATATCCTTTTGCTCAACAAATACATTCTTGACGTTTTCTGTCCCGCATAAAGCGAAATCACCATCAGTCACAATGGCATTGAGTAATTTAGTTTCGTAATTCAATTTGACTCCATCTTAAGTCTAGTTTGCTCAACAATTTCCTTGAATCTCTTTTTAGATTGTTCTTCAAATTTAGACCTTTCTATTAAGTCTTTAGATTTCAAAGCAAAATCAAAAACCAAAACAGCGCCATATGTGTCAGTAACAAACTTACTAACAGCATATTTCAACTCTTCGTAATCAAAATGCTCAACCAGGCTTTTAGCAACCTGCTCCTGCCTTGGCGGATCTGGAACAAACAACTTGCCATGTTCATCACACTTCTCCTGAAAGAAGTCTATCAAATCCTGCCCAGTTTGTTTCTTCGCCATCATCAACCTCCTTCCACAGCAACTCGAGTCTATCAAATTCACTGGTCCCAGCAAGGACTCCTATAGGAATCTCATTATCATCATACTGCCCTATCATATATGCAGCACAATTTAATATTACTGGACACTCCATGCAGAGACTTTTAGCGTACTCAATCTCCGCTTCGATATAACTCAACCAATAATGGCTACGGGCATTTGCGTTACACAAAGCACCGTCCAACTGTGGCATGGTTATTCCTTATCTAATTCAGAGAGTTTTGCCTCGATCTGTTCGTCAACCTTTTGCCAGAGTTGTGCCCACACCGTATCATTGTCAACAACGTCGGTTCTAACCTCAGCTCCAGCATCAAGCCTCAAGGACTCGTAGTTTCCTAAGTTCTTTGTGATGCCCAATGACACCCAAATCTTACCTTCTTTATGGTTATCACTCATTAAAATTCTCCAATGCTCTTTTACTCTTTTGATTTAGGTCCCTTATTCTGGACCTAAGTTCTCTACTGGTTATATTCTTTTTAGACGGACGGCCCGGGGGCTTCCGCTCTGAGAAGAATGATAGCATATCCGCAACATCATTCTGCGTATAAACCCTCCAATTCTTCAAACCGGAGTCTCCACCGACTCGTTTTGGTGGGGATAAGTGGCCAAGACGCTCGTACCTTCTAATTGTATCAGGCTTCCTCTGAACAATCTTGGCCACTTCCCCTATTGTATAAACTCGCTTCAAAAATAGATACGCATTATCTAATGGTATCTCAAGGATATCTTCAGAAGCCAGTTGTTTGATCTTAACCTTATTAAACTTTTTATGAATAGATAAAACCTTCACCAGATCAGGTCCATAAGCATAAACCTTATTAGGTGATACTTTAAAGTTCAAAGCGATCAGCCTTATCTACTATTTCTCTAAGGCTAGCTTTAGTTGCATTTTGCCATACATCTCCTGGTATATCCCTCGACCAACCGCAACCCATACAGGTTAAATCAATATATGTCGATTTTGCTATACCATTGGAGAGTATTCTTCCATTACATTTTCTACAATGAACGCCAGCCTTTTCCATTACTAACCCTTCGGAAGAGTGGCAGCAGTGCCGCCATCGCCAACCTGAGTAGCAACAATGCTCTTCAGAACGGAAATTCCTGCACCTACAGCAGCAACACTCGCAGCCTTTGCGCTGGCCATATCGCCAACAGTAAAGACAGCAAGGAAAGCTTGCGCTGCAGTCCAGATAGCCCTCTCAAGAGCATCTTTAATAAAAGTTGAATTTAACATTTTTCTCCTTTAATCTAGCCAGCAAGTGTATTCAGCCGTAACTATCCCATTTTCAGGATGCACGAATTGTAAATGCTGGGACGGTCTGCCAATAGCAGCCAGTGATTCCATAGCATATGTATTAGTAGACTCGGGACTGCCAGCAACCCTACACTGAACGGTATTAAACGTCATTTTAGTAGGAGTATGCCAATGACCACAGAAAACATCTTTAAAATCTTCTGCAACAGCCCCAACTTTCCAGCCATATATCTTCTTTTGGAACGGATAAAACGAACCAAAAGATCTGAACTGGTCGCCGTGGCACAGTAGACAACTATAATTCCCGATTCTGTCTACTGTATACCAATTTCGCTCCCCGTGGCCATCTGGAATATCAAATGTGATTCTTGGTTCAGATTCAAACATTAAACTGATAATCCTATACAGCATACGGTCAGCGTTTGTTTCGGGATCATGATCCTTTCTTGCTCTACCGCCTATGGCACCATGATTGCCAATAACGCCAGAAACATGAACGGAATCAAAATTTTCAAGCATTGTCCTAAGGAATGTAGCCATTATCCTAGGGCCATCAACTGTGACCTGTCTATACAGACCGCCATCAATTAAGAACGATTGCCCTGGAAATATCAACTCTCCTTCTACAATGTCACCCAATGCCCAAACGTGTAGTTTCTTCACTGGGTGATTTTCTCTTTGTATATTAGTCAGATGTACGACCTTCTCTGCGAACTTTTGAATTCTTTCTTCGCACACAGAAGAATCATAATCTGGTGTTACCTTTGCCAACTGCCAATCTGCTAAAACAGCGACAGCAACCTCTTCCCCTTTAGTCCTTCTATCCTTTTTAGGAACAGGGACATTCGGGAAAGACAAGGTTGAAATCTCATCTTTAACTGCTCCATAAATGGCAGCAGCAAGATCATCTTTCTTATCCTTGACTTTGTTATATTCTGTTACTAACTTGTTATATGCGGCTCTAAGTTCGTAGTCATTACTACACTTATCACCGGTAAGTGGATCTGTCTCCACAGGAAAGTCTCCTGACTCGAGCCTAAAGCGGCAGACCTTTTCGCCCTCACAGGCATCAAGATCTTTCCTACATCTAGGATCTGCATATTTTTGATTATGTACATTGGGGATGAACTTGATTCCACATCCCGCTGCTTCACATACCTTCATTTGGCCTCCACAGATGGCTTCCGACCATCATACGCCGCTCTCCGACCCAGAACGCGGACCTAGGGAAGATTTTCCTGAGAGGTCCCGTTTCACTACCTTGCGACCTCTCCGCTTCTCAGCGGTCCTGCTTGCTGTCTCTCTCAACTTGTCCCTATGCTTCCAAGTTAGACGCCTACCCTCGCTATGAATAGCGGTATGCTCCTGAGCTGTGCATAAATACAAATTGGTTATGCGATTATCTAGTTTTTCTTCATTGATATGGTGTACTGTTTCCCAACTCGTTAGATACCTATCTAGGAAATCCTCCATCACAACACGATGTTCATACACATACCCACAAATATCGTTAGGGTGATCTGGACGAAGCACCCTTACATACCCTTTGTCGTCTATGTACTTACCCCCGCCAAAATTTGGATTACTGGCCCCATCGAAATGGTGGTCTACATGCCAATCGATACCCTCTCGTTTAGAGGGTAAGCCCTTAGTACGAGCCACAATCTTCGGCAGTCAATTGGATCATTGCAGTAGTAGTAGCATAGACCTGATACCCAACAGTACCTGCCACACGCGACATAAACACTGTATACGCTTGACTAGTTATACCAGTGCTGCTTTCCAACAATACAGAATAGTCTCCTCCAGCAACCTTCATCCCATTCGTAGCAGAATTAGGTGAACCGAAATACCATTGGGCCACCTGGGTGTCGGAAGACGATGATCCGCTTACCAGTTTAAAATAATAGTCATTATCGCCAGCATCTAGGCCTGCAAAATCAACAGCAGGAATAGTCAGCGTAATTCTGAACAATCGATTAGCACCAACAGTAAGTCTACTATCGCCACTTATATCGTAACCAGTACCAGTTTGACTAAATCCAATAATTTCATTTGCACTAGTATCATCTATAGGATCGCCGGGTATAGTGGCCCCCTTTGTCTGACGAGCCAAAACGCCCTTAGCGTATGTCTGAGTCGTAGTCTTAATAGCCTCAGAATTTGTTGACATCTGCTGCAGCCTGTCAGAACTGATCGGAGTACCGTCGCTCCAGCTTACAGTAGAATAAGTTGTGTACTCTGCCATTGTATCTCCATTATACCATTATTAGGCTTCCAAAGCAGCCAATCTTGCTTCCAATTCCTGTATCGCTTTGGTTAGAATCGGTATAAACTCTAGATAACGCAAGTTCGGATGCCATGATTCCTCAATATCTTCCTCGCCCTCGTCGCCGGGGACCGCTTTTTGATAACCATGACTCCACAACCCCATACTATCCGCATCATCACCAAGTAAAGTTTCTACCTCTTGAGCGATAAATCCATGATGCAGACGTATACCAGCACGTACTTCCTTGGTTAATGAATCTGTAGAATGCTTCCATTTAAAAGTGCGAGGACGCAAACCTTTCACGAAATCCAAACCATATGTTGCATCCTGAATATCAGTTTTCAAGTTGACATCAGAAGTACCACTCAACGACCTTGTGTATACATCCTCCCACGCATGGTTAGAGTTACCACACTCAATTCCAGTCCAGACATTAGGGCCTGACTGAAAAACTGCATTCACCGGCCAAAAGTCTTTAGATACCAGAATGTTAGTGTCTTCAACCCTAATCCGCTCAGTACCGTTAGTAGCGAACCCTATTTTGTTAGCAGAGATACGATACATGCCGGTGTTATCATCATTGTAGAAGGCATAACCGGGGGTAGCAACCGATCCACCCCAATTCTCCAAACCGTTAAGATTCATTCTCAAACGAACACTAGAACCCGCACTGAATGTTACCTCGTCGGTGTCTGATTTATAGAAACCCAAGTTTGTGTCATTAGTAAACGAATATCCTGGCGCAGTAGAAGACCCATGAGCAGCCCTAATCGTGTCTCCTTCTGTATAACCACTTGAAGTGTAGTTACTAGAATGTATAGTACCCGCCGATGCTTGTGTCCAATCAATATGTTCATTTGCTACAAACCCGGTTAGAGAATCATGATTAAAATCACTAGACGTATAAGTAGTATCCGTAGCAGTAAGAGTAACCGTCTTGGCAATATTATCCCAAGTTTTTTGAACATTAGTGCTTGCCACAATAGCCGAATTGACCATTGTGCCTATATAGCTTTTAACACTAGCATTACCGTTAGAATCAATAAACGGTGCATAATCGGAAGAAACCGGTGTCGCTGCTGTCAACTCAGAAAGATCTAAATCGAAAGCCCCGCTATTCAAATCCATAGCGAGTCCAGCAGTATAAGTAGTATCCGTTGCACTAACAGTTACGTCCCCTGTAGCACCACTAACCTGAACATTGGTACCTGCAATAATAGAATCAACTCCACTACCGCCACCAATCGCAGAACCGTTCCAATACAATGTTGGCGTTCCACCAACATCAAGACTATAGAGTGTGTTTCCAGTAGCCGCAGGAGTATCATCAACAATCGTAATACCACCCCGGTTAAAAGTGTTAGTCGGAGTAGAACCCGACCCTGCATCTGCTATAACAAATTGGTCTGCATGATTAGGCAACCCAAAGGTCAACTCGCCCCAACCATCATCACTATGTGAAAAAACAAATCCAGTATATGCGATAGTAGCAGAGAACCTAGGTGAAGAAAACGCCACCCTCCCCCACTGTCTAGAGTGAGTGACACTATCTCTTTCGCCATAATAATATATGAAACCAGGATAATCTTCCGTCGTTTTACCAGTATACCCACTCAGGAATGTGTTCGTCTTTCGTGTTATACTATACGTCGTTGAACTAGTTGGATTAGTCGTCCACGCTGCAGATACCGTCGCCACCTTACTGCTACCATCATAATCGCTGATTATTCTTACGTCTCCATTTCCCGGGCCACCAGTAAGCGTTATAGTAAGATCATTATAATAATCATTCGTACCAGATGATCCAGACTTGAGAGTTATAGTAGTACTAGCACCTGCTTGCGCTGTACCAGTATCCACAACTACATCAGGTAGAGCATTTATAGGACTCAGCTTCAAACGCGATCCCGATGACGCTGTTTGAATCGTACCGGCAGTTATAGTGCCATCAACAAGAGATACATTGCTACCATCAAATAGAAGTTTATCGCTTAGAGAAAACTTAGCCAGACTGTGACTATGATCCCACCACATAAGCATATCACCAGCCGTACCATAAACTGGATTCATACCTGCACTAGCATCAATACCAATCTTTACATCACCAACACCGTTACCTGACGCCGCGAAGCGGTACCGTCGCATAACTCCCCTACCATCACCAACAGAAACAGCCTGGTTGGTAAGACCTAACACAATATCATCGGCAGTAATCGCTGGCCCTCCATCCGCAGGGGCAGCGTCAACTAGAGAATGAATCTTACCGGAAGCCAACGCCCACCCCCCAATTGTTCCATCAATTGACACTATACTGCCCTTAACGGTT